CATGTCTTTGTATGGGATATTATCCTCGAATCCAACCCCTATACCGAGAGCCATGTTTTTCCCGACCTGATCCCTAAATACACGGGATGGGGAATGGATCCCAAGTTTGCTTTTAACCCAATTCAAGGCATCTGTAGCAGCGCTCACAGCGGCATCTACTAGCTGTCCGGCTGCAGAAGCGACACCGGATGCAATTCCCTTTATGATGTTAACTCCAACGCTGATCCAATCTACACTCAAAAAAGCGTCTTTTATCGCAGAGATGATCTGCGGTATTTTCCCAACCAAGTTTGGTATTGCTCTAATCAAACCAGAAGCTAACTCTCCGATAATTTTAATACCAGTGGATAAAATCTGCGGAAGATTACTTGCGATGCTTGCTACAAAACGTGCTATCGCCTGAGCTGCAGCTGCTACGATAGCCGGCAGATTGTTTATGATTCCATCCACAAGGCGTAAAATCATCTGGACACCGGATTGTAACACGGATGGAAGCGCTGATAAGAGTCCACTTACATAATTTGTAATAGCTGCGGAACCCTGGGTAACCAACTGCGGCAAATTCTGCATGATTCCAAGAGCTAACTGCGTTACAATCTCAAACCCTTTCATAATCAATTCTGGAAGCCCTGTTGCAATTCCAAGCCAAAACTGGTTCAGAAGCTCCATTCCGGTAGAAATAAGCAATGGAGCATTTTCCATTATTCCGGTAAACAATCCATTTACAATGTTTCCGGCAGCCTGAATCATACCGGAAACGCCATTTTCCTCAAATCCTTGCGTAAGCTGCTCAATCGCACTGATCGCCGCTGGTAATAACGATTCCGTCAGTCCATCAGATATAGGCTTAACAATTTCACCTAAAAGCTGTTGTGCGTTGTCCTTTAATGTGGAGATCAGACCGCTAAACGTCTGACTCTGCTTTTCCATGCTCTGGAAATACTTTCCACCCTCAGATGTTGCTCTCTGCATGGAGGCGGTAATCTCATCCACAGAGATTGTCCCTTTGCTGATCCTGTCATACAAGGATGCCATTGACTCCCCTGTACTCTCAGAAATCTCCTGCAATGGGTTAAATCCAGCTTCAATCATCTGCTTGACATCTTCCAGAGACACTTTTCCGGCGGATGACATCTGTCCGTAAGCAGTGGCAATTCTGGACATCTTATCAGCTGAGCCTTGCGAGATATCACCAAGCATCATCATTTTGTCCATGGCTTCGTCTGCACTAAAACCATAATTCATCAACAGCTGTGTAGTATCTGCTAAATCCTGAAGTTCAAACGGCGTTTCCGCTCCTACTTTCTTCAATTTGTCGATTACTTCCGCTGCTTTTTCCGCGGATCCAGTCATAACCTCAAATGATGTCTGGTAAGACTCTATGGATGCATTGTATTTTACTCCGGCTACAACACCAGCTCCAAGCGCAGCCGTCACAGCACCAACCGCAGCAACTGCCACTCCTGCACCTTTCTTGGCTATTCCACCAAGTTTGGAAATTCCGGAATTAAATCCAGATTCATTTATTTCCGTGTCAAATTTTAATGAGCCATCATAACCCATACTATCCCTCCTATTCTTGGATAGCACAGGCTCATAGGCTCACTTAAGTGCTTTATTTCTTAATTTCTATTTCTTTCTTACAAGTCCGACATTTTACGTAGATACCGTGGCTTTTGGCTGTATTGTCTGCAATAGCAAGTTTGCAGCCGCACACAGGGCATCTAATCCAATCTCGGACTAATATTGGTTCTTTTTTCATGATCCACCTACATAAAAGCGTCACCGATTTCAAAATCAGTCAATTCTTCCTGTTTTAACTCGATCAGTTTTTTAATTTTCTGGATTCTCTTTTTCTCTTCCGGATCTTTAACTTCGCTCAGATCAATCCCTCTGTACATAATTCTTTTCTTGATCTCATTGTCCTCTGATAATCCATCAAAAAGCATTCGAAATTTCCACCAGTGCAGATATTTAATATCAATCAGGTCGATTCCGTAATCGCGCAAAAATGCTGATAATATATAGGGATAATCGATGGAAAAAGAAAAAAGATTCTTTTGCCTCACTGTTCCGGTTTGACTGACTTCTCCGTCTGAAAAATCAGCACTCATAAAGTCGCATAATGCGTCAATTGCAGGCTGCGATATTTCGATATCGTCAAGGAAATACTCACTCAAAATCAACAGCTTATCCACAGACTTGACATCTTTATCTTTTAACATGTCCAAAAGAGAAATATACTCTCGAAAATCGGTTCTGATTCTCACAGGCTTTCCATTTACAATTACCGATGTCGGGAGTGATTCATAGAAGAGGTTCATCGGTTCTTATTCGCCCCTCTCCTAGCTTTCCTGTTTGGTGTATATTTGTTTACCATACTGTTATATCTGGACTGCTCGCTGTTCCGTAAATCAAACAGTGAATTGGCGGCCTTAACTCTCATGTCCATGCTGTTTTTCCCTAGAAACATTTTTTCGCTTGTTCCGTCTCCGAATAATCGGTCATAGAAATCATTAAAAACCTTGCATTGCGCCCTCGTAATCTCGGACACTTTTCCAACTTTCGGCACTTTTTCGGATTCCTCAACCATTTTTTCGTAGCAGCCCTCAAATTTTTCCATAAAATCTGCGTCTGTAAAATCGATGTCTGTTTCAAAATTATTAAATTTCCACTGGCTCATTGGCTCACTCTCCTATTCTTTCCTGTGTTTTTTGCCACCTTAAAATCGGCGGCAGCTACTCCCCCATGTAATCACCCTTAGTGTAAGTAACTGTCTTGGATGTAATATCAGTCTCTGTAACATATCCTTCCTCGATGTCGGATACAGCTTTCAGTGATCCGCTGTAAACCAATGCGTCCGTTCCATCTCCGTCGGAATCTGGGATAACTGCGCAAGTTCTCTTTGTCGCAAAGCACTTATCGCCTTTCGTATTTTTCTTGTAAAAATCCACTGTGACAACTTCCACGTGCGCATCATCGGCTACTTTCTCTCCGTCATGGATTGCGGCAATGCGCTCATGTACCGGATTACCTGCGTACATATCGAATGAGTATTCTGTAGCCGGAGCATATCCAACTACATCTGATCTCTCCGTGCTTTCATCCACGTACTGTCTGGAATACTCTTTCGGGTTTTTCCCGTTTGTCATTGCGGTAAAATTGGTCATTCTTTCAAATTTCGGAGAGCTACCCGTTGCATCCGTGTTCATGAATGCCACACGCAAATGTCTGCCGACTAATTTTGGTGCTATTACTGCCATACTTATACCTCCTGTGCATAGATTAAGCGGCACTCAATACGATACTTAGCTTTTTCCTCGTTGATATCGTACAAGTAACCACTGTTTAAAGTTTCAATTGATATTGGGCTTTTCTTTTCTTCGAGTTCCGGAAGATTATCATTAAAACTCTGCTGTTCCAACCACTCTTCAAAGCTCTGGAAAAATCCGCTATTTTCAATGTTAATTCGTGCGTCTTGGTCATACTCTTCTTGGCTTGTAAATGCGAATTGGAACTGTTTCTTTGTTCCACCATCCATGTATCTCTGGATAATCGGATCGCATGGAAGAGGATCGATGGAATACCCCATATCTGTTCCAATATAGTCCACGTTTACACGTCCGTCACTTAAAAACGGGCATGTGAGGATGTATGATCTGACGCTGTCAATGAGATTTGACATACTTAGCCGCTCCTTTCAGAATAGAGTCCTTGTGCCGGTTCTTCATGCGCTCAAACCATCGTGATTTTTCCTTATGCTCGTAATACTGTCTACGGGCATAAGGCGCAATCTGATTGATTTCTCCACTTCCAATCACTGTTCCAAGTGTGGGTGATTTAATCAAAACACCGGATCTCTTTGGCGTCTCTGGCGCCATCCGTCTAATACACTCGGAATCTACAAAAGACTGTGCATTTGCGAAACCGGATTCCGTACTTGGCTTAAAGCTTGGATTCCATTCGATTTTTGCTGATACTTTTCCACCGCCGGATGCTTGGGTATATATAGATCCTCTCGGAGTCTGGATTTTGAATTTCTTTTTTCCTTTTGCCATTACACTCCCACTACCTTAATATGCGGATTGCCGCCAAAAGTATTGTAGTTTGCGGATGTAATTCTAGTCTTGTCCAGTCCGTCCAAGTCCTTAATCGTCTGCATGTCAACCTTACAATCGCCTTTTACAAGGTAATCGTCTTTCTTGATTCCCACGCTCGTATCCGGGATTCTGACCGTGTAGGTGTCTGCTTGTTTTAATCCATCTGTCGTGATCTGCGACTTTTCGTTTTTGTACCACCATACCTCTGGGATGTAGGTTCGTTCCCACTCATCCAGTCTGGTTTCTGAGTTATATTTCCTACTGTAAAGCGTGGCATCTGTGTTGGTTATCATAATTTTACCCCCATATACAAGAGTCTGGTCGGCTCAAGATAAAGCAACAATGTATCAAATATATTCCTTTTAAGCAGATCGTCTGTTGTTTCTCCATTTCCTCCGCTTTCGTAGCTGACGGAGTATCCATCCGTGTTTTCAGATGTGACCACACGTCCAGAATGCTTGCTTCTGACCTTTTCATCATTGGCAATCAAATCGCAGACAGCGCAGGCGGCAAGCCTTACTTCTTCCATCTCTATGTTGTCATCAGCGCGCCCGAAGGTAATCCTCCGGACGTAGGCTGATGATTTCATAATGAATTTTCCAAACTCTTCTTTTGACAGACTCCCTTTGTATGTAGTGGTGTAATATTCATAATCTGCATACAGAATCATTCAATCACTCCTTACACTACTGTGTGTACATAGATACCATCTTTCTTGTTATCGTAGCATTCTGCGATACCAACAGTACGGTATCCAAATTTCCAAGCGTCTGCATCCTGGTTCTGGTCAGGTGTGATGATTTTGGAGACTGTGTGTTTCTGGTACTGGATTGCTGCCTGTTTGTCCACGATCATGAAGTTAACTGCCTTACCACTGTCGTTCTTAGAATATCCGCCGGCACCAGAAGTAGCCAGATCGATTTTGGAGTAAAATCTTCCCTCTGGAACTTTCTTGATTCCCGCAAATCCCTCAATAGCTTTCTTAGATGCTGTTGTATCCAGATCCTCAATCATGCCATAGATTGTCGGATTGATAAACAGATAGCAGGTCGCAAGGTTCGCTTCTGCGTTCTCAATTTTGCTTCTTGCTGTTCTGAGTGCCGCAAGAGCCGCCTTACCATCATTGAGAGCCGCAGCTACAGTTGTCACTCCATCAATAGACGCATAGCCTGCCAGGCGGTACGCATCAAGCTCCGGTACCACTTTGGTACGCAGAAATTCTCCGGACAATCTGCCAAATGCTACGCCTGCAGATTCGATATTGTCCATAGCATCGATTGTAAACATTCGACCACGATCATAGCTGCATTTCTTGGTTTCGTATTCCAGTGTCACATCACCTGCAACATAACCAGTCTGTTTGTTGTAGTTCGCAAGTCCCTGCATGGACATTTTCGGAATCAGAATCTCATTCGCATTCGCTCCCTCTCTCACAAGCTCATTCGGACCATCCAAAACCGCTGTCAAAGACGCCAGTTTGTAAACTTCGTCCAACATCGTAGAGTATGCTTTTCTTAATGCAATTGTGTTTGGCATATCTTATTACCTCATTCTTTCAAAATTATTTTTCTGCCGGAAGCCCCATAGCTGCTCTGATCGCCGAGAAATTATCTCCACCTGTGCCAGAGCCGCCAGTTGCTCCTACTGGGTTCTTAAAAGGCTCATCAGAGCCAAATAAATAAGCATCAGACTCCTTTACGGTTTCCAATGCTTTCTTGATGTCCTCAGACTGGTTTTTCGATCCTTTCAAAGCGTCAATATCAAGCATAGCCATGACCGCTTTTTCATTGCGTCCCCCGGCTGTCTTGATTGCTTCTTTGATCGTGTCGGAAAAGATGCGATCTGCTTCTTTGGCGGCATACTCAGCATCCTTGTCTTTCAGCTGCTGATTCAGCTTATCAATTTCTCCCTGCATAGCTGTTGGGTCAACATCTTTAAACTTTTCCAAAGATTCCGTTGTGGTCTCAAGCTGACTCTTATAATTGTCACGCTCCCCCTCTGCTTTGGTAGTCTTTGCCTTTTCAGCGGCAATGTCTTTCCCGTTCTCTGCCATGATTTTACCAATGACATCCTGCTCCAATCCAAGTCCTTTTAAAAATTCTGTTTTCATGTTTCCATTCTCCTTTCGCATTAGGTTGTTTAAGGTGTGTAACCATCCACCACGAATTGACTGTTTAAGGTCTCATCTACTGACCAAAAAGGCATAAAAATAACACATATCTCTATGTGCTAATCTCTTAAAGTAACGCCTGCACCTGCTCTTTCAAGCTCTCCGGTACATTATCAATTGTCAAGTGTCCACCTTTAATTCTGTTTGCCAAAAACTGCGCCATAATTTACACCTCCGCTTCCATTGTTGCAAGAATTAACTCCTGCACCGCCTGATCTGTGACTTCCTGAGCCGCCTGTGTTGCTTTCAAGTCTTTCTGCAATTTACCGTAGGCGCTCATACCGTCATCCACTGCTTCATATTCTTTGATTACGTTTTCTTCTGTCTCTGTATAGCCAACAAAGACAAGGTTGCTAAATCCCTCTGGTTTTTCCTCTTTGAGCGGCTTATAGCCCTCTTTCTTGATGGAGCTGATTCTTACAGTTCCGTTTTCCATGATTTTTGCATAGTTCATGTTTAAATCTCCTTTCGATATGTTGCTTTGATATCGGGGTCAAGCTCCCCTCCGTCCGCTGTGATGACTGTGGTTGGGTAGTAGGTTTTTAATGCTCGGATTGCGTTCTGCTCTTCTTCTGGGAGTGGGACGAATTCTTCGGAATCGCCCTTATACAGAACGTGCAATGGATTATCTGCCAAATACTGTTTATATGCATCCGGTGTAAGTTCCACCTCTTCTGGGAGAGTTATACATAGGATCCCTAAAATATTTATAGTAATACCTGTATCTTTTTTGTATCCTACACTGGAATAGTCATATCCTAACAATTCAGAGCAGAACGGTACGGCTATTGGGAAAGTAATGTCTGTCCTATAAAATATTTTAGACGCAGGTTGAATTGACCACTTTCCAGTTTTTCCGTCAATCGTTTCATTTGCAGAATTATACAACCACCCAATCTGTCCGCCCTGTTCGACCAGTCTGTCCCATTTTGTAATAGGGCGGTCGGATGTGAGGGTGATGGTTTGTTCTTTGTAGGATTCAAAATCCGTTCGACTTGCCCCGATTTCTATTTGCAGTCCACCGCAAACTCCAATGACCTCATTAAGCGATGTTTTGTTGCATCTAACATAGATATAATCCTCTGTTGCAGTAAATGTGTGCGTATCTTTGGAGTTCGGATAACCGGGATAACATATAAAATATTTAAAATCTTCAGAACTCTTTAAAGCCACTCCGTAATAATATAAGCCTGGATTATTGATTTTTGTATTATTAGATACTGTTACAGTGCTTCCCGTACCGACATAAACTGCAATTTCTACAAAGCCCGCACCATTTGCAGATGTCGTCCAATTCGATTTCTCTTTTGCTTTTTCGATATCAAACAGATTCTTTCCAGTAACTTTCACACTAACTTCATACTTCTGTGTGTCTGCATTCCACTTCCCAGAGTTTTTGATTTCCTGCGGATATTCTTGACTTGGGGATGGTTTGCCGCCTGTATAGGGTTCGTAAGTAGTTACAGTAGTGCCCAACTCAACTTGCAATTCTGTGTTTTCTTGCGCATCATAAGTCACAGAGAAAAAAAGTTTTTTTGCATTTTTCGGGATTGTTATATTTTTAAATTCCGAATAGTTATTATTCCCGGTATCAAACACTCCGGTGATAATAGTATCTGTCTCATCAGTGAATACATATTTTTTTCCTGTTTTTTCTTTTGTTCTGACTGACACTGAAACGTTTTTCCCTTGCATAGAACTTACTTCCATATTTGTTGTGAATGATTTTTGCATTTGGGTTAACGATACTTTATCACCAGCATTAACGCTTGTTAGATATCCTTGTTCGTATACATTGGCGTTTGCCAAATTCTTCCCAGTAGTCTGCACCTGCTCCGTCTTCCCACCAAGCTCCAACCTCTCAAGCGGTGCATCCAAGCTGTTCGGAAGTACCAGCATCCCTGTACCCTCTAGCTCTACCCTGTCATAATTCGGTGGCTGCGGCGTAGAGACACCTAGAGGGCAGATCATATCCACTCCTATGATTCCTGTTCCGTCTACCATTTTAAGCATTGTACTTCCACTCCTTTTTCTGAGGTTGCTGTGGGGATGATTTGGACGAGGTTGCTCTTCCCACCGCCGTAAGAGCCATACTGCAATCTTTGTGCTGTCTGTGCCGGAATCAGTACACTCTGCTCTTTTGTCGCATCTTTTTCAAGTGATGCATACACATCACCATCCGTAAAATTCTTAACCAGAAATTCGGATGATGCTGTCTCAAATTCAAAAATCAATGTTTCTTCCGCTGTCGGCTGTCTGATTACTTTTACTTTACTCATTTCCTAAACCTCCTAAATCGTTTTGGTACGGGTGCCACTCTGCCGCGCATATCGTAATAGATGCGCTCTCTTTCTTGTTGTAGACCCATTCTCTTGCAAAATCTGGTGTATTCTCCAAGCTGTCCTTGATATTTTGCTTTCGCAAGCATCACATCGTCTGGATCAGCACCACCCTGTTTTAATAGCACAGCCTTTTCTCTCTGTGCCCTCATTGCCGTTTCCATTTTCCGCTGTTGCTGTCTGGCTTCGTATAAGGTGTATTCCTTGCCGTTAAATGTCTTAGGTATACTTTCCTTGCGGTTCTGCTCTGCAAGCCAAGAATCAGACCAATTCCGCTCCGAGACGCCTTTCACAAACGGGTAATATTCGTGATAGCAGTTCGCTCCAAGCAGTCCAGTGACTGTTCCAAGACCACATACCGTAACAAGTTGTTCCTTTGACCAGACCTTCCCTTGCCAGACAGCGTGTGATGGTCTCGCTCCGGCGTGCCACGCGACTTCGTAATGCTCTGTCCCAAGCTTATCGGCGTTCATTTCTGATATTTTCCCGGTAAGCTGTGACACACCCGTCATAACCGCTCTCCTTGCCGCCACATCTACCCTGCTATGCCACCCAGAAGCGTAGTCAATGCTTCTGAGTCCGCTGTTTGTGAGTTGAGTAACCACCTTGCGAATCATGGTATTGTAGTCAAACGTGCCGTATACAACACCTGTAATAGCTTGGTCGAGATATCCTTGGTAGATGTCGGACAATGGAGTCATAACGAGCCTACCGCCGCCATAATCCACATAAAATCCCATGGACTTTGTGACGTTCCGCAGATCATCATTGCTCTGCCGGATGAATCCATCTGTAAGCTGTTGCAACTCCTTATTATCCTCGTAGGGGATATATTCTGCATTGACCTGCTCGTAGATGTCTTTATTACGGACATATTCCCAGTCGATTACCTTGTCGTACAGCTCAAACACTTCCGGATAGGACAGATTCAGCGTGGTTTTTATCATCTTTTCGATGTCCTCAGAAGAGTACCCAATAATCTGTAGTCGGTTAATCTGCCAGTCGGCTGTGCTTGTGATTTTTCCCGCTTTTTTAATCCGGCGAACAATGTCCTCGAGAATCATCTGTTCCAAATCAAGAAAATGCTTCTCGATCTGTCCGGATAGCTGCTTTTTGTAGTCTTCCCTCAATTGGTTCACCTACTCCATTACTTCGATCTGCTCTGGCAACATCTTTTTCGCTGTGGCTTCGTCCTCGTTGTACCACTTCATGCGGTATTCCAAGTGCGACATCACGCCCATGCTCACGTCCTGTCTATCCTGCTGACGCTCTGTTTCCTCATCGGTCAGTATGGAATCGTTGAATTTGCAAGAGAACTCATATCCCGAATTAAGCATACTGTTGTAGAATGCAAGCCCTGCGGCAAAGTCCTCTAAGCAATCGTATAAGTTGTTCTGGATCGCCGTCACTCGGTTGTACTTGCGGTTCTTCGATGCCTTGATCTCCGTAGCTGTCTTTGCTACTTCCTGCGCATCTGACAGGTCTCCATAAGCAAGACCTACGGAAAATTCAATCTCACGTTTGTATTCCTCCAACCCACGCTTAAAGGCTTCGTCCCTCATTTCTGGGGAGTATTCTTTTAAGAGTTCTTGGTCTTTTCCAACGTCCAGATTCATTCCTCGATACAATTTGTTTTTGAGTTTTGGGAGTTCAAACTTCCCGGTTGCCTTATCTTGTTTAAGTGCTCTATTATCCACATGGATAGCACGCTCACCCGATTCGTATTCCCAGTCAAGCCTTGCTCCCTGTGTATCCGCTTTCCGGATCAGTGTAACTGCAGACTCGTACACCGACACTCCGCAGGCGGAACCATCTATTTTATTTTTAATTGGATTGCGATAATATCCAAAGTCCATACGGTTCATGCCGGGATAGGTAATCGGTCCAGGTAGGATATTCTCCCATTCTTCCACCGCTTCTAGGCTGCATGGAAGACCGATATCATTCGCTGTCTGAGAGTGGAAACACTTGTTTTCTATAGTCAGATTCCCGTCAATGAAATAGTGCCGTTCAAGCCTTGTGAAATAATCAGCGTCCCCAACCTTTTTTACGGTCAGAAATGCAATATCATTTGGCTTTCCATCATCCCCAAAGCTGATCGGTATGATCTTGTCGGCTGAAATAAATTCAGCAGCCGATTCTCCCAGTGGCTTAAGAACGAATGACCCAAGCGCAAGCCCTTCCTGCAGGTTTTCATTCAGACTCACGATATTCTTCTGATAAATCTTGTTCAGACGTTCATTTGTTACACTGGTTTCCATTTCAACCAGTGCACAGTCCGCAAACTCTCGGCAGATTCCATCTTCAATCCCGAGGGAAACAATGCTGTCAGAAATCCAATCTGCATCACCATTTAACATCTGTCTCCATCTGTTGATTGCATCTATCATGTCGTTGGATAGTGCGATATCTTTGCCGATGATCTGTTTTAATGTCGTGTACCCAAACATCCTCATGATTCCTTTCCATAGTTTCTTAATTCCATCAAACATCTTCCACCTCTTCGATTAGGTATTTCATGTCACGTTCGATTGTGTATTCGAACGCATCCAAGCTGTCAATGTCAGTGCTGCCGTCATCCAAACGCTCATCTTTCCCGACAGCTTCTTTGTCCCAAACTGCATCCGAAAAAGCAGTTTGCAGAGATTCGCAGTCTTTTGTAATAAAAAACCGCCCAGCCCCCATGAGCTTGACGGTGCATCTGATTCTGTCGTTTATAGGTCTTTTCTTTGCTGGTTTGACAGCTATCCACGGAAATTCCTTTTCCACGGCATTGCGGATAGAATTACCAAGGACGGTTTCTGCATTGTCCCAGAATACGGACTCTACGTTACAATACTGTACATAGTCTCCACTCTTCACGCACACAGAGTAATCATCTATCACTTCTTGTACAAACTCGCAGAACAGCTTGTTCAGTCGATTACTGTCGATGTCCTCGTTTTCATCCTTAGCCATGACTCTTCTGGATTTTAAAGCAATCACGTCTCTGTAGTTGTCCGTATATCCTCTGGCAACGAATGAGTGACCAGATTGATTACCACCAAAGTCCAAGCCAATCTCGATTGATGTGATATCCTCTTTTCGGAATTGCTTATGCTCTGATTCCTGCGAGAACTCATCCACGATTTCGCATTTGAACGCTTCTGGATTGTCAGCAAACCGCTTATAAATCGCTCCATCTGCTCGTTTCCATAAGCCAAGGATGAGGCGGTCATAATAGATTGTACCCTCATATTCCTTGCAGAGTTGCTTAACAAATTCTGGATCCAGAAATGGATTATCAAATATCGTGTACTTTTGGAGATAGATGTCCAGCTCTACATTGTCGATGAACTCTTTGAGCCAGTGTGTCGGATGTTCTGGGTTGCAAGCTCCATCAAAACAGGAGTACGTCTTATCGAGACGGGATTTCAGCATCTGGAACACCTCTTTGTTCCATTTTGCTATCTCATCTCCGTAGCAGTACTTAATGGATGCTCCCTGTATCTTTGCGACTTGGCTGACCTTTTCCGCTCCGAGACAATAGACATCCTCTCCGCATACTCTTGCCACATTGCGGTTGTTAATGTTCCCGATTAGATCACTGGTATAGATTTCCCTCATCGGTTGGAGTACGTTTCGCTCTATGGATTCTTTGGAGACACCCATGATTACATTTAAGCCAGGGAGTCCATCTCTCTCTCGGATTCTTTTCGGGACGATATAAGCGGTATCAACAAAAGACTTTCCAGAACGAACCGCTCCGGACTTGATATTCCATCTATGAGTTGCGTTTATGATGTATTCATTCTGTTTTTTGCTTAGCTGCATTGTCATGCAATCCTTTCAAGATTTCATCCAGCTTTTCAATTGCTGTTCTATCCTCGTATTCCTGCTTATCTCTCCATTTGTCCGGTTTCCGGTTCTTTAACCAAAAGATCTGGGCTGTTGTGTCTGGTACTACTTGCTTTGTGACCTTTTTCGTAGTTTTCATCTCATCAAGTTCCGGTATGTATTCCCTGGTTGTTTCCGTGTACTCATATCCGAGCGCACGTTTTAACAGAGCATTCTCAACTTGACGATCAACGACCTCTTTCCCTCTTTTTAGGGTGTCCGAAATGTCCGAATACTTGTCTTTCCAGGTATTTAATGTGCTTCTGGAAATCCCGATATTATCTGCAATCTGCTCGTCCGTCAGACCATCTCTCGCCCATCCCTCTATCTTTAGCAAGCCTTCCGGCTCTAGCCATTCCTGATATTTACCTTTCGCCATCCGACTCACCACCTTTAAAACATAATAAAAGCACCCATCTCTGGATGCCAAGAATTTAGGACTACTGCTCGAAAGGATTGCAAATGCCAACAAAAACCAAAATAACCAAATACACAATCAAAATTTATAAGAAAAAGGAGGAACCTTGCAGTAGTCCACAACGGGTATAGCAGGACTCGAACCTGCGACACATCGGTTAACAGCCGATTGCTCTGCCAACTGAGCTATACACCCGTAGGATGCCTTTTATTGACATCCTTTACCCTATCCGCACTCGGGTACGCTGATTACACTAAATATAGATTGCTGAATCTATTTTTGTTTGTTTTGCAGATCTGCGGATATCTGCGTTTTGGTACCATTTGTGATGTAAAGCCGGTGTGCACTCCCTACAGCAACCCCCAGCTGGTAAGCCGCAAACCTTACATCACAAAGCCGTGTACAGGAGTCGAACCTGTCTGCCCTACATTTGCCACGGCATAAAAACACCGCCAGACGAGAAAGGGAAAGTCCGGCGGTGTTCCGAATGTTTGGAAAGATTGTTTTAGAACAATATACAATCGTTCTAGAATAATTATAGCATAAGTAAAATATAAATGCTATAAATCTTTAAGCTGTGCGCTTATAATCTGCGATACTCGCGCCTGGGTATATCCAATTTCATCTGCGACTTTTTGCTGGGTTTTCCCCTCAAGATAGTGCAACTCGAATATCTCCTTAATCTCCGGATCATCAATCCCATTTATGTAGTCCTCGACTTCTTTTTGCTCTTTCAGAATCCGCAGCCTGTCCGCTTCTTTTCTTCTGATCTGACGTCTTATATTCTCTTCCTCGTAAGGATCATACATTTGTACAGATGTTCTCACTTCGGTGTACGGAAAATCTGCGCTGGATCCAGTTACTTTCCCCATGACCACAGTTGACTCTCGTTCACAGAGTTCTTGTATCTGGTTCTCAATCCGGATAAGTCTATCTTTGTTTGGTTTGTACTTTTTCAGTGTTTTCTTGTCCAACTCTATCACCTCCAGGAATTGGCTCTTTTATGTTGTATTTCTCTGCTATGTACTCCACAGCGTCCTTATTCGCCCTCTCGCCGCCTTTAAAGTCGCAGGCAAAGGCTTTATGCCCCTTTTGCTTTAAAGCCGTTTCACAGGGCTTCCTCGTTGCCATAGTGTACGCTTCAATCTTTCGGATAACTCCTGCTGTCTCCTTTCTACGTTTCATGCTCTCTCTTGTCATTCCTGTACCACCTCAATTTCCTCTCCGGTCAACTCTTCCAGCTTCATCCGCATTTCTTCCACGGTCAACTCTTCCAGCTTCATCCGCATTTCTTCCACGGTCATTTTCTTTAGTTTTTTTCGCTCCCAGATGAGTTCGAGGTTGTCATCATGCATGATACTGCTAATTTTTTCCATGCATTTAATCTTATATACCCTAACTATTTCCAAACCGCTTGCCACATTTTTTAAGTTTTCGTTATAGTCTCCCAAATCCGAATATCCATCTTCGCCAATCAAAAAGCCGCCTACAACAAGTCTTTTCCCGAAATAGTTATCATTATATTCGACCACCATTCCGCTTTTTAAATCTACCTTGGTAAATTCTTTGTTCATGTAATCGCTCCATTCTAAAATTTTGTATTCGCGTTCCTTGTAAAAATCGTAACTTGCGAACTCACCATATCCTGTATAGCATGTTTCACTGAGATGTTTTCCATATTCTGTACATTCTAAATAACTCTCTCCATCTCTCCACTTCATCCCATGCTCATGCATTCTCTTGCAAAAATCTTTCGCTTCTTCCTCAGTCTTACAATGCACCACATTCTTATTGTCTTTATTTTTAAATTCGTCCCAGTTAAATTTTCTCATATTTTCTACCTCACTATCTTTCGCACAATCCAATCCAAAAACACCACAAATAGCAGTATCGGGAATCCCGCAGCCATCAGGTAATCCGCACCTTCTAGTTTTACATCCTCTTCCAATCCTGTCTTTAGGGCAATCACTGTTCCAAGCCCCAGGATGTAATACAGGGCTAGGAATGCGATTGTGATTAAAATGTCCATGTTATTCCTCCTTGTATGGTTCTGGAAGTGGCTGCCATGCTACAACCTTTTCATACCCCAATTCATCATTTGTATTAAACTCCGTATCAACGAATCCTAAACTTTCCGAATCGTAAATATCATGCCAAAATCCAAATCCATATTCTCCATCATACTGGCAGAACATCGGCAAATCCTCTTCGTGATTTTCGACAATACACATATAGAATCTCATATCATCATCTTCCGGCAATTTCTCACTTACCGGAATCCAACCGTTTTTACTAGGGACATTTGTGTCCTTGGCCAACTCTAAATACTTCTTCATTTTACGAATTGCTTGCACTATCACGCCATCATCGCAATTGCATATACCATCTTCCACGTCAAAGCAAGCACCTTCGCATTGATTAAAGCATTTTTCATTTTCTTCTATTAGTTCTTTGATCGCTACAATTTCTTTTTCTTCCAAAATCTTCTCTAGTACGTTCATTCCGTATCCTCCTTATCCACATACTTCTCTACGACATCTGCTGCACAAGTCAGCCCATAAATATAGCTTTCCAGCTCTTTCGCTGTTTTGCTCGCTCCGTGTTTTCGCTTTTCTTCCTTCAAGGTTTCGTAGGCGTCATTTTTCATGGATTCGATTTCTTCTATGATTTTCTCTAATACGTTCATCACTCCACCTCCAACAGCTCTGGATTGTCAAAAATGTTTCCGATAACTTCCGTTCTATTTGGATTCCGATTATATTTAAAAACATCGTTATTGGTGCATTTTTTATTTCCTCGTCCACATACTGCCCATGATCCCCTCCATTCGCTCCAAAACACAGCACCTACACGATATTTTATCTCTTCGCCATCTTTTAAAAACGGACTTCCATCATAGTCATAACTATATCTGAGAATATCATTCTCCCAGATCTTCTTATCGTTTTTGTCGGTAAGTCCGGTGTACTGGCATAAAGTACTTGGAGCAATCTCGCATTTTAGTAATATATCTGGTAATTCTTTGCTAATTTTGTGTATTTCCACTTTTCCAGAAGGATATGCAACAACATACCCTTCCACCCATTCACCATTGTCTTTTCTCTTTGCTTTGAAAAGAACTTCTCTCATCTATTCCACCTCCTCATATTCCGGACACTCCACACAATACTCATACATGTCCTCATCTGCACACTGTATATTACAAATATCGTTGTCCGGACATTCTATGCAGCAATAATCGTGTCCGCATATACTTGTTAATTTACATCTTCCCATCATGATATTCCTCGCTCCAATCTAATCTCTGGCCGCACTTCAGACAGCATTCGTGCTCTTCTGCATGTCCATCAATAAAACATATTGACTCTCTGCAGCTTGGGCAAACGAAATAACCTAATTCATAGTCTACTTCTTCTGGTTTCTTCGCCGTATCACGCTCTTTCATCTCATGCATCTGCTCCAACAGCTTCGCACACCGGCTGTTTGTAAAATCATTCACCTTGTTATACTGGTTCAAAATATCGCACACAAACCGTCCCATCTTGCACTCTGCGCATTTATCGTCCAGTTCCATTTCACTTAGCTGACCTGGATACTTACACAGGTTGTCGCAGATATGCTCCATCATTTCCGTTGTGATCCCGTCCATCCATGTTTCTTCTGTTTTTGGCATTAGTCATTCCTCCTACTACGCAAACCTAATTTGCTGCTCATCCTCGTATATTTCTATGTTCGGCACCCTATTCCCGATTTTTAAATACGGGCAGTTTGCTTCTACCAGTTTCTGTGCCATGATTGGCACTACACTGTTTCCGATTCTAGCCACTTGTTTTGCGATCGGATATCTCCTGTATTTGTAATCCCTGTCAATAATGTAATCCTCCGGAAATCCCTGCATTAATTTAAGTTCTTCCGGTTTTAACATTCTCAGGAAAATATCCTTCAGGACATACTTTTCGCCTTTGATATCCAGGATCACATTTACCAGTCCGAAACGATCTTTTGTAGTAATCGTTGCAAGCGGATTTGAAAGTTCTTGCCCTCCGCCAGTTCCGTAATACTTAATTAAAAACGCAGATATCAATCCAAAATGTCCAGGTGATGTTGTGATTGTGTGTAAAGGTTCGTTGCATCCCTGTCCGATTCCACTTTTATAAAATTTTGTAATAAAAGCTGTCACCAGCCCGTACCTGTTTGACGTGTCGATTGTTTTAATTGGTTCTGTCAGCAACTGTCCTCTTGATTCTCCAATTTTTGTTTCTCCGTGGTGCTGAATCATAAATGCAACAGCATCTTTATTTCTCACGATATAGGGAGATGGATTGTCTATTACATATTTTCTGATTCCATTTGCAATCCTTTTCATCGTTGCATCTGCCAACGGTTTCGGTCTATCAAATATCGTTTTCCCTAAATCAGACCAATCGATATATGCCCCGCATTCCTGCCATTTCGGATCTCTGGATTTAAAATTTGTCTTTTCTGGCCACACGATGTCTTTTCCATCTCTCCTGAAAATTGCATACCAGCGCTTTCTCGTGGTAGGCGCGCCATAGTCTGCCGCAATAAGCTCCCGGCAGTCGAATATATACCCAAGACTCTTCATTGCCGTAATGAACTTCTCATAATCTTCCCCACGCCGTTCCTTAATCGGATGCCCGTTTTCATCCAAAGGTCCCCACTGCTGAATCTCTTCCACGTTTTCCATAATAATCACATCTGGGAGAATTGCTTTTGCGTGTTTGTATACCGCCCAAGGCAAAATCCGAAGTCCTTTTTCCCTCGGCTTCCCACCTTTCGCCTTACTGTGGCTGGTACAATCAGGACTCGCCCACATTAAAGCAACTCGCTTTCCTTTCACATATTTCTTCAAATCCACCTTGAAGATATCTTCTGTTAGATGCAATGTTTTCGGATGGTTTGTCTTGTGCATCAAAATCGCATCAGGATCGTGATTGATCGCAATATCTACTTGTCTTCCAAGTGCCATTTCTATTCCTACACTCGCTCCACCTCCTCCGGCGAAGCAATCTATAATCAAATTTTCCATTTTCTCAGAAGCCCGGTATACCCTTGCCCCGGCCGGAGGCTGGCTCCTTTCTATTTTTCGTTTATTTTCTTCTTATTTCCTCGCAACTGCTTGCAAAGCTCTTCCCACTCAACCTCTTTGCTCCGCGTCCATCTTTTCGCTGCTCTTCTCTTCCGAATCCCAGTCTTATCCATGTACCGGATAAGAGTTTCTTTCGGGAATTCTATTTTCTGGATGTCATGCAAGACTTTATGGATATGCTCATCCGTGCATCCGAGCTTTACCATCTCTTCGATCTGGAACTTGTACGGATCCAGAAAGTGTGCTTGTCTACTCATTTTCCTCTCACCCTGTTCTTTCTCTTCCGCTTTGTGCTGCCGTACATAAACGCTGCCATGTTGCCCGGTTTGAATCCGGCGGACTGTTTTCTGTGGCTGCTAAAGCTGTGTTTCAATTCCCGTGCCATATTTAACCTCTAACGCCCTTTCTTGCGCATTTAGTAACTGCATTTCCAGATTGTCCATATCGTAGTACCTGCGCTTAAAATTATTGTTATCCATCCTTCGATGCTCATTCCTTAACTCCGCAATGGTTGGAACGAACTTGCTGTGCTGTATATGTCTCTTTAAATTGCCAGCAACTTCCATGTACGGCATATCCTTTAGCATTCCGTACCATAGCTCCTTTTCTTCTGTCGTCTCCAGTATCTGCGCTTTTGGATATGCACCGCGGATTCCCATTGCGATTGTCGCAAACTCTTTTTTATTCATTTAAAAATTCGCTCCATTCATCTTTTGCTTTTTTCGACGATGCTGTGCTCTTCCGGTTTGCATATTTTCCATCCAGAATCTTCGCCATATTCGTGTCATTCATCATCCAATCAAAGTCCGCTGACCAATTCCGGTTATTTTCGCCTTTTAGGAAGTCACTTTCTTCTGCTATCTCAAATACTCTCTGAATGTCATCAATGGAATATTTTCTTAATCTTGCTTTAATTGCCCGTTTTCTTTTTTCAGACAATCGTGTTAAGCGAGGGAATGACACGCAAGTGGCATTATACATATCAGCTATTTGCTGATAATCCACTCTATTACCTCTTATATCTCTTTCTTTATCTATATCTTTATCTTCTTCTTTATCTATATCTGAAACAGCGACGTAAGACGTTCTTTCAGACGACTTGTCAGACGATTTTTCAATCAAAGCTCTCTGTTTGGCTCTTCTTTCCTCTTGGTACAGCCTGTCACGCTCCTTTTTTCGTTCATAAGCATCCAATGTCTGGTGCTTGTTCCAGTTCGGGATCGTGATTATTCCCTCCACTATCTCAATCATTTTGAATTGCTCAAACGCATTCAAAGCCAACTTTACAGTAGATTCATTCATTCTAAAGATTGTAGCCAGCATCTTGTCTGTGTAGGGAATCTTGTCATTCATCAGGAATACGCCACCGTTATTTTTCTTCCCGGCAAGACATAACAACTTGAACCAGACTGTTATAATTGCATAAGCATCTGGCAAACCCTCTATCAGCAATATCTTTTCATCATCAAAGATATCCGTTGCTATCTTTATCCACTTCACTTCTGCCATTACTCATCCTCCGCAATATAGACCACCACGCAAGGCTCATCAGAATACACTTTTTCGATTTCCATACTGGTCACCTGCTTATCATCCGTATATGCGACTCCATTCAGTCCATCCAAAATGATTTTTGCGATATTATCTAAGTCTGGCTTTTTATTTGGCATTATTTCGCCTTTTAAAGCTTTCTCCTTATTCTTCTTAGACCAGCTCTCTGGAATCGGAAATTTCGCTAAAATTCGGACTCTCAGAGGGATGTCCGTGTAAAGCACGCCTATACTCTGCTTGTAAATCCTTGCAACTTCCTTTTCGTACTTTTTATTTTCTGGTGGCGTATATGTAATGACTTTAAATCCGGCTCTGCGGAATCTCGGTCTTGCTTTTCCAACCGGTTTGCCCGGAATTGTAATTACCATTTATTCTCCTTTCTGCTCCCGGAATTACCGGGAGACAATGAATCTGGCTTACTTAAGGTATTTGTGACGTACTGTGCAGCCATGAACGGGTTACAATTTATAGCGAAAGGTTACCCTTTGCTAACATAGTGAAATTCTTGTCGGAACTGCTCTTCTGTTCCATAGTGCTGCAAATAATACTCCTTGCAGCGTTTTCTTAAGTGTCGGTCAACTTTCGCTGCATTCTTCCCCGCTTTCGTTCCGTTTGGATGTAGGTCTGGTCTCAACGGGGCAATGAAGCCGTAGTCCTCCGAAAGTTCAATTTCTTTCGATGTGTGACTAAAAACATGATGCCTCTCCACTCCGTAAACTCCGGTGTACATGCAGTGATCCATATCTTCTGTAAATATGCTCCACAGCTTCTTTGGTCTGCCGGATGCTCTTTGATGACCTTTTTTCTTTTTCTTTCGCTTCGGCTTTGGGAATGCCATGTCACTGTAATCAATACTCACAGTTCAATCCCCCATTTTTGTCTAAGCTCTTCTTTTTCATCTGGGGTCAAAAGGTCTGCATCTGGTATTCCAACCTCTCTGCAATCTTCCAACACGCCTTTGATGAGTCTGCTCATTTCCTTGGTGTTATACTTGCTTGACCCTTTGTAGCATTGCAGAGTGTGTAATGTTTCAGCTCTCCCTTTTAGATCTTTTACTTCCTGTGCTCCACGATCTATCACAATCCGGAACACTGACTGTGCCAGATAGATATCTTTTTCCCTGAGCGGTATGTACTCAAAAGCACCGTGGGATTTCAATTCATTTAGGTACGCTTGCCACCTGGTGATGTCCAACTTTTCCGCTAATTTATCGAGTAACACCCACAAGTAAGAGTTTGCGTCAAGGCTTCTCTTTGCTCTGTATGGCTTTATTTCAAGCGTTAATTTCTCATAATCTTTCAACTCATCATAGGCTTGTCGGAAGTCCTCTTCGGATTTGAATAGGATGGTGTGGCAATCTATCAAACGGCCTTTTAATTTTCCTGTGAATTTCATCAATCATCACCGTAAGTCCTTTTTATTGTGCTTAACATTGTTGCAGCTTCTGTCTCGGTAAGTGTCTGCTCAGTCCTATTGTTTTCTCTCAACCAGCGTTCAAGATTGATACCGTGAGATACGCATAGATTCTTGAGAGTCTTGATTTTCGCTTCAGACGCTCTGTTTTCCCCCGTTTCCGGTATTTGAGCATACATCTTGTTGTATTCCTCTTTAAGCCACAAATCGAACCCTAAGCCGGTATGTATTGCTACGCACTTCACAAACGCCCTGCACATGCTGTTCCAGACTCTTTGCTGACTCATAGAGTTGTCTTTTACAGGGTTTGCCCCATTCATCACAGGTGTTTGCATCTCGTACACTTGATCATCTATCACAACACGGATTCTGGTCTCGTAACATCTATTTTCAACTCCGTTTTTATCTTTAAACACCGCTTTTGTCATCCTTAGGCTACTTCCTGTTTCTGGGTCTGGAATCGGAGTAAAATAAACATTTTCAGCCCCATTTTTATGTAATAAATCAATGCACATTGCCCAGTTTAAATAGTCCATACCATCTCTTTTTTCGAGGTATGGTTTTACATCTACTTTCCTCATTTCTTCATAGCTTTTAAGCATAGGTTTCCTCGCTTTCTTCCTTTACCCAACTCCCGGAGTAAAACCATTCCACCAGCATTTCTTTAAATTCTTTTTGGTCATCTGGTGTTCCATGCAAGCATCTCTCCAGTGCGTAATCAAATGCTTGGTCATCCGTTACTACCATGTCTTTCTCCGGTCCGATACCTACATACATCATTCGTCCTCCATGCCAATAATTGCTTTCACAATCTGCGCTTCCACATAATCATTTTTTAATGCCAAATATCCGATCAGTGCATCCATCTTTCCGTCCAGCCTGCAAAGACGGGAATATTCCTCTCTGTTTACAGGGATTTCTTTATTTTCCATTGCTTATCCTCCTAAAATCTGTTAATATATTCTTGATTTTTTGCCTGAGTGCTCGAGGGTTGCCGCCCTGTGACAGCACTCTTTTTTAATACCCAAACACCAGGTACCACGCCAGTAGCACCAAGATAAACCCGATCACTGCCACTCCAGCTCTGATCCAGTAAGGCTTGTCCTTTTCTTCTGGCAGCTCTACGGAGACTGACCGGATATCCCAACTGTTTAAAGCGTTGGGCTGTTGAGTAGTCTGGCAATGATAAGTTCCTTTAATTTCCATGTTCTTCCTCCTTTAATTTCACGGATTTTCTTCCTTGATACTCCAGTTCCCTGCAGTAATTGTTTAAACAGGCGATTGCGTGCAACTTTTGCTCCTCAGAATACCAACCAAACCTTTCTGTGGATTCCAGTGTCTGGATAAATTTCTCGATCTTGTTTACTGTTAGCCTTTTCATAGCTTGTCCTCCCTTCTACCGCCTAGGCGGTTTCCTCTTCTGTCCTCTTTTCGAGTGTGTAATCAATTTTCACATGTTCCTGTTCTTCAATAAGAGATATCAACACTTGCATGATTTTTTCCATATCTGGCTTCATAAAATCACCTCTCTACTATGTATGCTGGATGGATTGTCCGAGATATGTTGTCCATCCACTCTTATTTCTGGTCTGTTCCAAATCTATCAGCCATCATTTTTGCAACATCCTCGACAAGTTTAATACTCATGTTGAGCATCCTATCTACCTCGTTTTGAGTAACGCTCATGTATTTTCTTGTAATAATAATGCTTGTAACAGCAGAAACCATGATCGAGCAGATAACGCTTGCTATTACAATTTCCATGTCAGTCCTCCAATTCTACTACGAGGGCTCTTTGATCTACTTTCACCGTTTTCACGATTTTTCCGCGCCATTTGATGTTTCTTGATTCAATACTGCCTTTTATAAAATCGGTTTTCTTCAACACTCCATCTTCTGTATAGATCACTTTAAATAACGCTCCATTTTCCATCACCCTGAGCAAATCCGTATATCTAAGTCCAGACAGTTGATCTGCCTCAATACTTCCAACTGTGATATTGGACGGCTTATCGTCCTTACCCCGAATACGGACATCCATTTTTACCGAAAGCTCCGCTAAGTCTTCTCCCTCTGCCTGTTTTAGCTCGTAAGCCCTTACACAGTTGAGTTTCTTTCCGTCCAAAATTACTCCATTGTCGATTTTTACGATGCTATGCATTCTCTTTTCCCTCCTTTTCTTCTTCCTTTTTCTGACTCTTCTGCGAAGCCATAGCCTCCGCAAAGCCGAGAAAATACCCTTTATTCATGTCCGACATATCCGGCAGTGCTTGCGCCACTTTTCTGATGATTTCTTTCTCTTTCTCGCTCATGTGTACCCTCCTTATGCTACGTTCTGCTCAATTACTGGATAGATGCCGTTTTTCTTAAGCTCCTCGTATAAAAACAAGCGCCCTTTCTGTGTCCACTGCGTCTGCATTGTTACATCCGGATCTCCGTTGCTCCTTGTAATATCGATTGTTTTACTATGCACATAGCCGCAATTCTGATATTTTGAGTAGAGCACCCACTGTTTATTGACTTTGTATTGAATTTTCATGTCATTCAGAATCCGGTTAAATCGCACCGCTGACATTCCGTAGTCCTTTGCGATCTGCGTAGTCGCTACCAACGATTTTGATTCCAGAATATGGTCAACATAGTTCGCTTTCGGTGTCATTTCCTCGATTAACTTCTGTTGTTCCACTACCTGTCCTCCGAGGAATTTACACCTGTCTTTCAGGCTGTCGATGGTCTTTCCCGCCATCTTTAAGGCTCTTGCCATTACCTGTTCCGGTGTGTTCCATGCTTTCTCGAGGTCAATTAATCTTTGTCTGCATTCTCTCCCTTTGTCAGTTCTGCTCATTAGGCAGATGTGCTTTGCCATGTCTACTGACAAATCAAAATCTTCAACCTCTCTCTGTACTTCTCTTCCACCCTCGATCTGAACTCGTACTTTCAGGTACGGGTTGGAGAAATCCTCATTCTCAATAAATCCTTGCGAATTCTTTTCGAACCATTCGGAAAATCTTTTTCTGATCCCAAGAGCCTTATGAAGATCTCTGGCAGATACGGTTGGTTCGTTACCGTCTGTGTTGGTTGTAAATAATTCATTCAATACCTTTTACCTCCTATTCTTTCATTGCCGTCGTAACCTCCGTGGCGGGATTGTTTTATTTGTTGCAACATGGTAAAATCCATTTAAAGGAGGTTTACCATAATTATGTTTTGGACTACTTTTAGTCGAATATGCGACATCCTAGGATTTATAAGCTTTTTCTTATCTATCGGTATTCTGAAAAAAGTTTACGCAAAAGCCGAAAGTCAGAGAGAATCTTACAAAAATGAACGAGAAGAGTTGCTCTATGCCCTCATTGCGTTGCGGCAAAACATTTGGGACGACGGATTGTTTACATTAAGCATCCAAGATAAATTGCAGAGCAAAATATACGAATTTCAAATAAAATACTCGTTAATATCTTCGATTCGTTGTTCATTCCATTTATATAGATGTTTGCATCTTCTGAAATCCGAAATAACCGAGTCTAGCAAAAGAAAAATACGGCAAGATCTCAACTTTTTAATAGCACGCTTAAATAAAAAGGAGTAAACAAATGGAAAGAGAAAAAATATCTACATTTATCGAAAAAGTTTTCGAGAAAACACATTCAGAACAACTTTATTGGTCTGTAATCGACAAAAAGGATAATCTGTACAAGCCAACTTCGATTGAAGAAAATTGTCCGTTTTATTCTTCTAACGACTTTCACGAATTAGATAATCGTTACAGCTATTTTTCCAAATATAAAAATGGTTACATTCTGCTACTCGCTTATCGCGATAATAAAAATATTCCTTGTCCTATTCCGCCAGATAAATGCCTATTTTCTTTACGCATGCAGGATGATAGCAGTCGTTTCTCCACCGAAATTACAAACAGCTCTATCACTGATGATCACATTCAATTAACTCGCTTATTCAATCTTGTCGAAGAGAAATCAAACCGAGTTAAATTTTTGATTAACGACTTCCTCAATAGTTGATATTCCGTCATTCTTTATCGTGCCAACCTCTTTATCTTTGAGGTTGGCAATTTTGCTTTCCGCATCTTTCAACACAATAAGTTCCAATCTCTTCACTCTTCTTTCAAGCTCATCTCTCTGCCTTATTTGAGATTCCCAATACCATCGTGAAATCCACATATCATTTTCCTCCTTCCTTATATTCTGTCCTCTGCATCTTCCGGGCTTGGAACGACCTAGTTAGTCATCACCATATCAAACAGTTCATTAAACGTGTCACTGTAATACAACGGCTGCACTTCTTTCTGATTATGAGGACTGACTGCATTTTCACCGTATTTCAAACCTTTCTCTGTCAGTGATTTAAACTTCTTTACTCTTCCCTTACTTGACTGGCGTTCCTTTTCTTCCAAGATTCCGGCAGATAAAAGTTTCTTATTGAACTGCACCGCACTGATTCCGAGATTATTTTCTTTCAGCAGTGCTGTGAGTGACTTCATTGCCCTATTGCCGTTAAACTCATAATTCGGCAAGAACTCTGTCGGAATATGGTAAGAATCGTAGAAGCCTTTCAGCATCAGCAACTTGCTTGCATCGTTCATTCTCAGCATGCTTGCTACTACTTCCAGTGATTCCACCTGTTCTTTTAACGGAATGCCTACGTACTGCGTCCCTTTTTCGATGAAGTCTTTCATCTTCTCGAATGCTTCAATATATGTAGCTGTGAAAATGACACCTTTCTTTCCGGTCATTTTGTTGGCGATCATGTCGCATCCTTTCTTTGTGCAGAGGTAACATGGTCTTACTTCTCCCTTTGAATCCGTGTAAGCTGATTCGATGAAGAAATCAACCAATCCAAAATTGGATTCGTTCAAATGTTTGCAATACTCTCTTATATTTCTTAAGAGTTTTGCATGGTCTTTTCCTACCATCATTGCTACCTCTCTACTGTCGGTGAGTAGCTGACCGTTTTGTTCAAATACTGTTAAATTGTTCATTTTGCTCTCCTTTACAATTTCTTCGGTTTAATAAACTTGTCCGTATTTACATCTAACGCTCCACAGATCAGCTCGTATTCTTCAAATTGCAATTTCCTATTTCCATTTAATGATGAACAAAGTTTTTCTTTTGGTATCCCTGTTTTTCGTGATACAAAAACCTGCTTAATTCCCTTTTCGTCCATGTAAGCTTTAATTCTTTCACCTACACACATTCCGTAATCACCTCTTTCATTTTTCGATTCGTTCGAACTAATTTCATTATAACTTCGAAATATTCGAATGTCAACACTAAAATTTCGATTTTTTCGAACTTTTTTTGTTGAAAATATAATTTCTATGTGTTAATATAGAAAATGCAAGGAGGAAGCATAATGAGTTTAGGAGAGAAAATAAAGGAATACAGAAAAAAGAAAAACATGACTCAAAAAGAACTTGCGAATTTAATAGGTGCAAAACATAATTCAATAAGCGATTGGGAAAATAATAAGAATAAACCAGACGCTGATACTATAGAAAGATTATGTGAAGTGCTGGAAATGATACCAAACGACTTTTTTGGAAATTATTCCAGAGAAGAAAGTGGAACATTAGTTGGACGAATAATGAAAGATCAAGAGATTATCAATATGATATCTTGTTACTATTCTTTAGATGAATCCGACAAGGAAGCCATAAAGCATCTTATCGAATCGCTTTCTAAAAAGGGTAAGCAATAGCCTACCCTTTAAGAAACGATCTTATCACGTAATAAAGATACTCTAATTTTGCAGTATTACTTATACCGTTGATAAGTTCGATAATCTTGTTTTTGTAATCCATTTCGCGATCCCCCTAACTGCAAAAACACTTGTTCGAAATCCCTGAACATATAATACTATCTCAGGGGACAAAAATCAATATTTTGTTCGAACATTTGTTCTGTTATTTTGTGGCAATGTTTTTGCCCTCTATTAAATAAACAGTTAAAATTCGGGAAACTTACGCGAAAATGGACAATCGTCCCAGATGTGGGACACTTATTGATATGGAGAGTCGATAAGGTCGGAAATTCGGACTTTTAAGTCCTTGGCAAGCAATTCCAGCGTGTCAGCTGTCGGCGATATTTTACCATTTGCAATGCGGTTAATCGTTGATTTTGATATTCCAGTTGCAATGGATACTTGCCGAGTAGATAGGTTTTTATCGTGCATGATCTTATCGAGTAGTATCTTCATAATGTAATTATTGTAGTATATTCCAAAACTGGAAACTACAGGTAAATAATGGTAATGATATAACCGCTTCGGCGTTTATATATAAATTGTGGGAAAAGTACAGGAGAGAAGAAGAAGGTGAATTAAGAAAGGAATGGGATTTCGTTTTAGAAAAAGTTTTAAAATTGCTCCCGGTATAAAGTTTAATCTTAACAAGAATAGCCATAGCTTCACGTTTGGCGGAAAAGGAATACACTACACTGTTAATTCTGACGGAAAACGGACAAAAAGCTTTGGAATTCCAGGGAGCGGACTGTATTACACAGAAACCAAAAACGGAAAAACTAAAGAAAACAAGGGGAAAACAATGAGTAAAGCATCGAATAAAAGTGGTGGTGGATGTCTTAGTGTTATTGCCTTGCTGATAATGCTCTCTATTGCACTTGTAGTGTATTCTTTTTTATGGATACCAGCCATACCGGTATTGATATACTGTGTTGTATCCAAAAAATTCCGGCCATACAGGATCAGGAATACTGTGATATGCTCGATTGTGTTTGCAACATCTCTAATTATCTTTATATGGCTTGGATCTCCATCTGAATTGAACTCTATATCTGCAGAGTGGGGGAAAGAAGAATTTAATATCGGAGATGTAACGGAGGTAAAAATTACTCCAAGCCCGTCGGACGCAAAAATCGAAAGTTTGGAATTATCCGAAAATAATATCGCAGATCTCGAATATAAGGACGGAAAAGCCGTCATTACATTTACGGGTTCTGGGAATGCATCACTATTTTTTACGGCGAATGGAGAAGTTAAAAGCAGTGCGAAAACTATTACCGTTATAGATCCGGAAGAAGAAGCGAGAATAAAAGCCGAGGAAGAAGAACGGATTAGGTTGGAACAGGAAGCTCAAGCAGCTGAACAGGTGCGTATTGAGCAAGAACAGGCTGCGGCAGCGGCTGCTGAACAAGAAAGGATTGCACAAGAGCAAGCTGCAGCGCAAGCAGCACAAGAGCAGGCTGCACAGCAAAGCCAAGATGATCCTATCGTGTATATAACAAACACTGGGGCAAAGTATCATAGTGCTGGATGCAGAACTTTGAAATCTAAGATAGAAAAACATCTGTCTGAGGTACGCGGAGTTTATGAACCGTGCGGCATTTGCCATCCACCACAATAAAATAAAAACCGCCCCTGCGCCAACAGAGACGGTATACATATCCGAAGATATGCGATTGAAATCCACGAATATTGTATCATCTTCGGAAACAGCTTGCAAGCGGAACATATGTTTTGCGCTGGCTGTTATTTTTGTACCAATTTTAAATATATTTTACAAAAGGAGAGTGATGCAAATGCCAGAAAAAATACTGCGGTGTGCCATATACATCCGCGTCTCCACATTTGAGCAGAGCGTACATGGCAAGTCTCTGCAAGCACAGAAAGAATGCCTGGAGCAATACGCAACAGACAACAATATGTCTATAGTAGGTGTCTATGCGGACGAGGGAAAGACTGCCAGAAAAGAATTGAAGAAAAGAAAAGCCATACACGCTCTTGTAGAGGACGTAAAAAGGGATAAAATTGATGTGATAATTTTCTGGAGACTCGACAGATGGTTTCGAAATCTGTCAGATTTCTATAAGGTCCAGGATGTACTTGATGAGCATGGAGTGCGTTGGATCTCGGTTTCCGAGCCAGGAATAAACATGGAGACCAGAGACGGACGATTGCAGTTAAATGTAGTGCTGTCGATCGGGCAAAATGAAGTAGACACCACATCCGAGCGAATTAAATTTGTGAATGAAGCATCTATAAGACAGAGGAAGTTAATATTCGGAGATGCAAATATGCCTTTTGGATATAAAACAGGTGTCGTGGACGGGAAGAAATGCATGGTTAAAGATTCGGAAACAGAACACATGGTGGAAGATTTTTTTGAATATTTTAGAAATCATAACTCCAAGAAGGGCGCTGTCCGGTACATGCAAGAGGTCTATGGTATTGATTTTAGCTATGGAATGTTGAGAACAATGTTATCGAGCGAATTTTACAAGGGGACGTACAGAGGGTATCCTTATTGCCCCGCCTACCTGTCAGAAAAAGAATGGAATGAGATGCAAACTATCTCGAAAAGAAATATAAAAAGCACACCATCTGGCAGAGTATACCTATTTACAGGTTTGATGCGCTGTCCTGTATGTGGACAGAAATTAGTTGGCACCGGATGCTCATCAATTATCAACCGTAAAACCGGAGAAAAAAGAACATACTGCTACTACCGTTGCAATAGAGCGCTTAAAGACCATATTTGCACGTATAGGCATAGGGTAAGCCAGAACCTTATCGAAAAATATCTGCTCGAAAATCTTGAAAGAGAGTACGAAAAGTATAAGGTTCGCACCAACCAGATCAGCGAAGAGTTAAAAAAGCAAAAGAAAGCGAAAGATCCGAAAAAGCTTAGAAAAGAAATGGAACGATTAAATTTGTTATTTCAAAAGGGGCGGATCTCTTACGATTACTACGATAAGGAGTACCAAAGATTGGAGAGAGAATATTCCGCTTCTGCTGCTTTTTGCGAGGAAGAAGAGACGAGAAACCTGCATTATGTAGAAGAATTATTAAAAACTGACTTTCGCCAGATGTATGATTCGCTGTCTCCAGAAAACAAGCGTTCTTTTTGGAGATCCACGATACAGGAGATTTACCTAAATGATGACAATACGATTAAAGCTGTAGATTTTTTATAATCTGTTTTGTACTAAGTGTTTAGCCCCATTCCATGTTCGCCTGCCGGAT